ATTTGCGCGGCACAAACACCTGCAAGTGCGGCGGCTATGACTTTAAACGGTGCCTCAGGAACAGACTTTACTTCTCGTAATGGCGTATATGTTATGATTTATGCGGGTGGTGACGAGTCTGGTAGAACATTTACGGTTGTTGGTACTGACAGCAATAATCAAATTATAACTGAAGGCATAACTGGCCCAAATAACCAACATACGTTAGGCGCAACACGGTTTTATTCAATTACATCAGTAACTCCTGATGCCGCAACAGCAGGAGCTGTTGAAATAGGGCATAATGGTTATATCGATTTTAGTCAAGCACAACACGTAGCTATCTATAATGCAGGTGACGACTCTGGAGAAACAATTCTTGTTACAGGTGAAGACCGCTATGGAAACTCAGTAACAGATACAATAACTGGCGCAAGTGCTGGAACATCTACAACTCAAAATCAAAACTTTGGTAGAGTAGATCGATTAACGGCTTCAGGAGCGGGAGCGGGAGCTACAGAAGCTGGTGTTAACGGTAAATGCGAAAGTCAGTGGGTTATTTTAAATTATCGTGGTGCTAGGTTTGATTCAAGCATTTCTTGTGAAGTATCTTCTGATATTAACGCTACTTATCAAGTTCAACAAACGTATGACAACCCGTTTTCTTCTGATTTTAGCGTAGGTGCGTTTGAAACAGAAGCTACGGCTTATGCTCATTCAACTATAACTTCTAAAACTGCTACGTTTGCAGGGGTGCTTACTTCTCCAGTAACAGCGGTTAGGGTTCAGTTTACTGCGCATACAGCAGGGTCTGTTACTATGAACATCTTACAGGCAGGTCTCGGTGGAGCCGCATAGGAAATATAAATGGCTACTTCAGGTACACACGCTTACCGCCCAGACGTAGATGAGTTTATTGTAGAGGCCTACGAACGAGTAGGAATTGATCCACAACAGTTAACAGGTTATCAAGCAAGGCTTGCTCGTCGTAGTTTAAATATAATGTTTACGGATTGGGCAACTCGAGGAATAAATTATTGGACGACGGCTGAAACAACACAGGCGTTAGTTGCTGGCACAGAAACGTATACTCTTCCAGCCGGAACAGTAGATATTCTTTCAGCAGTTGTGCGGCGTTCCGGTACAGATACAACAATGACTCGAATAGCTCTTACTGACTATAACGCACTCCCTGTTAAAACGACTCAAGGTCTTCCTACACAGTTCTTTTTTGACAGGCAATATACGCCACAAATAAAGTTGTGGCAGGTTCCTGAAAACTCTACAGATACTATTGTGTATTGGTCATTAATGCAGATAGAAGACATAACTGGCTCTAATCAGGATGCAGATATTCCATACCGTTGGATAGATGCTATGTGTGCTGGATTAGCTTTAAGAATTTATACAAAACTTCCAACTTTAGATGCAATAAGACTGGCAGAACTGAAACAACAAGCTACAGACAGTTTTAACCATGCGGCTACGGATGAAAATGAAAGGGCGACACTTAAAATAGTACCAACGTCGGCTTTACTATGATATGGCAAGATTTGCAACAGGTAAAAAAGCGAAAGCCATTTGTGAAAGATGTGGATTTACAATTTCGTATTTGGCCCTTCAAACAGAATGGAACGGTTTACGAGTATGCAATGACTGTTTTGAAGTTAAACACCCACAGCTTACACCTAGAAGTGCCTTTGATGCCCAAGAACTTTATCAACCAAGGCCAGGACAACATTCTCGAGAAGATGTTCGCATATTTATGCGACACGGCGTTACAGCTACGTTTAATTTCTTGGGAGGTATACAAGAAAAAGCCGAACAATACCCCGAAGCTACAGGTGTTGCGATTACCTCGGCTCTTGGAACTGAAAGCCTTACCGCTACTGTTGCTGAAACAGGGTTTGCGATTACCACAGGGGTTGGGTCAATTAGCTCGGGTATTGCTGTTACAGGTGTTGCGATTACCTCGGCTCTTGGTAATGAATCTCTTAGCATTGATAATGGCGGTTGGAATGTGGATACTTGGGGCCACGGTTTATGGGGAGATCCACAGTAATGAATTATAGTACAGTTGTAAGTTCAGTTCAATCTTGGTTTGAAGACGATGGTGCTGAATTTTTAGCGGCAATACCGCAAATAATAGAGTTAGGAGAACGACGAGTATTTAAAGACGCTCCTAATTTATTAGCTAACCGCACTACAGCAACAGGAAATTTAGTCAGTGGTACAGCAACTATAACTGTTCCTACAGGGTTACGGGTTGTTCGAGGTCTTAGTATAACAGTTACTAATGCTCAAGTATTTTTAGAGCGAAGAATAGATTCATGGCTTTATGATAAATACACGACAGCCTCAACTACTGCGCAACCTGTTTACTTTGCAGAAAGCAATGAAACTACTATCGTTTTTGGACCTACTCCAGACGATACTTATGCTTACACTCTTTATTATCTTCGGCAACCAACAGGTCTGTCTTCAAGTAATGCGACGACTTGGCTTGGCGATACTCATGAAGATGTGTTATTGTACGCAATATACCGAGAAGCGGCGGCTTTTCTAAGAGATTCAGAAGCAACTGGTTATTGGGCGCAAAGGTATGAAGAAGAAATTGCCCGTCTTGGTGCTGAAGTTAAACGAACATACTTAAACGAATACGGAGCAGGAGCGTAAATATGGCAATATCTCAAGCATTATGCACTTCTTTTAAGAGTGAGCTACTTAATAAAGAACACGACATGAATAGTGATACTTTCAAGATTGCTCTTTATACAAGTTCAGCATCATTAGGTGCATCAACAACAGCATACTCTTCTTCTAATGAAATTTCTGGAACAAACTATAGTGCTGGAGGAGTTGCTTTATCAGGCGGAGCAATTGCAACAAGTGGAACAACTGTTTATGTAGATTTTACTGACCCAACATGGGCTAGTGCATCTTTCACAGCAAGAGGAGCATTAATTTATAATACAAATGCTTCTAATAAAGCAGTTTGTGTTTTAGATTTTGGAGGAGATTTTTCAGTTGCTTCAGGAACATTTGCTATTGTTTTTCCAGCGGCAGACGCTTCCAATGCCCTAATTAGATTAGCATAGGAGAAATAATATGGCATCATCAGCTTCAGATTTAATTAAATTTGAAAAACAAGGGTCTGGAGAAAATTCAGGTACTTGGGGTACATTAGCAAATAAAGCTATGTCAAGAATTGAAGAAGCCATCGCTGGTTATCGCGCTATTACATTAGCAGGTGGTACGTATACTCTAGACGATACTCAATATGTTGAAAATAGTACCACAACTGCTGAATCTCACTTAGCTATAATTAAAGCTACAGGAACTCCAGGGGCTTCTCGTAAAATTCAAGTTCCTTTAAGGACAAAGCATTACTTAATTTGGAACGCGGTTACTACATATGATTTAACGGTTGGTGGCTCTTCTGGAGGGACGATAACTGTTCCAAATGGTTTTATGCAACACGTTTTTTGTGATGGCACTAATGTAGAGGCTTGCAGTCCAGCAGTTAGCGTTGACGGAGCAATTAATTTAATGGGTCAAACTATGTTTGATTCTAACGGCAATGAAATGCTCAAATTTACAGATACTAGTTCTGCTGTTAACGAGCTCACACTTAAAAATGAAGCCGCAGGCAGTAACCCTGGATTTACTGCTACAGGTGGAGATACAAATGTTGGTATTGATTTAATACCTAAAGGAACAGGAGTTTTGCGTCAAGGTTCAGTTCCAGTCAGCCTTACTGGTTTACAAACAATTTGGGTTCCAGCGGCGGCTATGAGACCAACAGTTTCAAATGGGTGTGCGGCTATAACAGACGTAGAAACTACAGCAGGTCGGCCAGATATGCAGGTGTTAGATTTTGATACATCTGCTGACGAACACGCTCAGTTTCAAATTCTTTTCCCTAAAAGTTGGAATGAAGGCACAATTACTTTTAGAGTTGCTTGGACAACGACTGCAACAGATACAGGAACAGTTGCATGGGGGTTACAAGGTGTTGCAGTTGGTGACGGTGATACAATAGACATTGCATACGGAACTGCAGTTGTAGTTAGTGACGCAGGTCAATCTACTGCAGAAGATTTATATTTAACTGCTGAAAGTAGCGCAGTTACCATTGCTGGTTCTCCTGCTGTAGATCAATTATGTTACTTTAGAATTTTTAGAGACATTAGTGCTGACGCAATGGAAGAAGATGCTCGTCTTATGGGAGTTCGTATATTGTTTAGTACCGATGCAGGGAACGATGCGTAATGTTCGCCAAAATACCTAATCATCTTTGTGATTACTTTTATGGGCAATACATAGGATTTGGTGGTGGTGGAAGTGAAGGTGCTGTCGACTTCTACGCTACAGGTGGCAACACTATCGCTGGTGCGGGCGTTGATATTGCCCACACATTTACAGCTAGTGGCACGTTTGCCGTTGTAGTTGGTGAGACTGCGGTTAGTTATCTCGTAATAGCTGGAGGCGGGGGTTCTGCCACTAGTAGTACTCCCGGCGGCGGCGGTGCTGGTGGTTATAGAAACTCTTGGGGCGGCGAGGCTTCTGGCGGCGGCGGTTCTGCTGAGACCCCTTTAACTTTAGGTGTATCATCCAACACTGTGACAGTCGGTGCTGGCGGTGCTTCTGGTACAAATAGTGGCTCTAATGGTGCTAACTCAGTTTTTGGTAGTATCACAAGTATTGGTGGTGGTGGTGGAGTTAATTACCAAACCTCAACAGGTCTATCTGGCGGTTCTGGCGGTGCTACTGGTAAAGCTGGTTCTCCCGGTGGTGGTGCTGGAACAGCCAATCAAGGCCACGATGGTGGCGATGGCTATGGAACAACTGGAGCAAACGCCGACGGTTCTGGCGGTGGAGGGGGAGCAGGTGCCGCTGGCCAAAACGGGGCTTCCTCACAAGGCGGTGATGGTGGAGTAGGAGTTGCTTCAACAATTTCGGGTTCATCAGTTTTCAGAGGCGGAGGTGGGGGCGGTACGCCGTTCACTGGTACTGCAGGTGATGGTGGAAACGGTGGTGGTGGTGATGGAAGCACAGGCGGTTCAGGCGGCGGTGC